GATTGGGAAGCAGTACAAATGGGTTACTCTGCATTTGACTCTTTGCCTCCTTCATTTGCTGACTTCCTTATCGGTCACATCGCTGCTAAAGTAGCACAAAAGACTGAAGAGAACATTTGGCAAGGTGCTACAGCTAACGCAGGTGAGTTTGATGGCTTTACTGCTCTATTGGCTGCTGATAGTGATGTAATTGATGTAACAGGTACTACGGTAACTGCTGCAAATGTTATCGCTGAATTGGGTAAAGTAGTAGATGCTATCCCTACTTCAGTTTACGGTAAGGAAGACTTGTACATCTATGTATCTCAAAACATTGCTCGTGCTTATGTTCGTGCATTGGGTGGCTTCGGTGCTTCTGGTTTGGGTGCTAATGGTGTGAACAACGCAGGTACTACTTGGTACAATGGCGGTGACCTTGCTTTTGATGGTGTTAAATTGTTTGTATGTTCAGGTATGCCTGACAACGATATGGTTGCTGCTCAAAAGTCTAACTTGTTCTTCGGTACAGGTTTGTTGGCTGACCACAACGAGGTGAAGCTAATTGATATGGCTGACCTTGATGGTTCTCAAAATGTTCGTGTAGTAATGCGCTTTACTGCGGGTGTACAACACGGAATTGGTGCTGACATCGTATACTACACCTAATAGGTAGTATAAATTAGTTAATAACGAAGGGTAGGTGGGTCAAATCTGCCTACCCTTTTTTAATAAAAGAATAATATGGCTTGTGATTTAACAAAAGGTCGTGCATTACCTTGCCGTGAGTCGGTAGGTGGTCTCAAGGCGGTTTACTTCGTAGACTTCGGTGACTTGGGTACGCTTACTCTATCTTCGGATGAGGTAACTGATATGACAGGAACATTCTCTGCCTACAAGTATGAGCTGAAAGGCACATCAAGTGTAGAGCAAACGATTAACGCATCTCGTGAAAACGGAACGGTATTCTTTGACCAAGCGGTTACTCTTTCTTTGCCACAATTGAGCAAGGAGGATAACAACGAGTTGAAGTTGTTGGCGTATGGAAGACCTCACATTGTTGTTGAGGACTACAACGGCAATGCTTACTTGGTAGGTCGTGAACACGGAGCGGATGTAACAGGTGGTTCTATTGCCTCTGGTGCTGCTATGGGAGATATGAGTGGTTACACTCTTACTTTCAACGCTATGGAGCGTACTGCTGCTAACTTCATTGCAGGTGCTACTGATGGTAATCCATTTGCAGGTATGACTTCTGCTACTGAAACTATTGTAACTTCGTGATAGTTTAGTATCTTTGTATCGGCTTCCCTATAAGCCGACATAGGTGTTTTGGTTAGGGGGTGCTTCGGCATCCCCTTTCTTTTTATAACACAATAGGTATTTGTGGGTTAACCTATTATGCATATTGTAAGTACAACCGACAAGAAGATATACTTTGTCCCAAGAGTTTTTGAGACGAGTGTCTCCATTAAAATCACGGATGAAGAAACAAACACCTCTACTACGGAGTCTTTGACGGCTACGCAAGAGGCGAATTACTTGCACCTCACCCCTTCTTTTACATTTATACAGGGGAGATACTACAACATAAGAATTACAGGAACAAACGAGATATATAGAGGTAAGGTCTATTGTACCAACCAAACTAATCTTGAAAAGTTCAGCGTGAATAGCGGTGAGTTCACTTACTACGAAGACACCGACAATGATAATCAATACATTTACCGATGAGCAACATTCGCATCGTAAACTTGGCATCCCATACTACCCCTGCGGTCATTGAAGACAACCGCAAGGAGTGGGTAGCCTTTGGTGAGGACAACAACTACTTCCAATACTTGATAGACCGCTACAATGGTTCTGCTACGAACAATGCTATCATTAATGGTATGACCGAACTTATCTATGGTAAGGGTCTACACGCTACTGATGCAGCTCGTAAGCCAGACGAGTATGCAATGATGAAGAGTTTGTTCTCTCGCACTTGTATGAGAAAACTCACCTTTGACTTGAAGGCGATGGGTCAAGCGGCAATGCAAGTCATCTACAACAAAGACAAGACCAAAATCGTACAAGTAGAGCATTTCCCTATTGAGACCCTCCGTATGGAGAAGATGAATGAGGATGGGGAGGTAGAAGGCTACTACTACTCTAAAGATTGGACAAAGATTCGCAAGAAGGGCTATGAGCCTGTACGCATCCCTGCGTTTGGTCACGGAGAGAAGAGCGAGGGTCTTGAGATTTATTGCATCAAGCCTTACCGAGCAGGATACTACTACTACTCACCTGTAGACTATCAAGGGGGTATTCCTTATGCGGAGTTGGAAGAAGAGGTAGCGAACTACCACATCAACAACATTAAGAATGGGTTGTCTCCTTCAATGTTGATTAACTTCAACAACGGAGTGCCACCCGAAGAGGAGCGTGAGCTTATTGAGCGCAGAATCATTCAAAAATTTGGTGGCACATCAAACTCTGGTAAGTTCATCTTGGCGTTCAACGACAACAAGGAGATGGCTGCAAGTATTGAGCCTGTTCAGTTGAGTGATGCGAGTGAGCAGTATCAGTTCTTGGCGGATGAGAGTATGCGTAAGTTGATGGTAGCCCATAGGGTTACCTCACCGATGTTGATGGGTATTAAGGACAATACAGGATTGGGGAACAATGCTGATGAGTTGAAGACCGCCTCTTTGCTATTCCACAACACGGTCATCCGACCTTTCCAAGAGTTGATTTTAGATGCCGTTGATGACATCCTTGCGGTAAATGGTGCTTCACTAAATGTATTCTTTAAAACATTGCAACCTTTGGAACTCCAAGCGGACATCCCAGAGGAGCAGAAGGAAGAGTTGAGTAGCGACTGCGGATGCAAGGAAGAGTTGAAAGAGCCTTGTCAAGAAGGCTATGAAATGATAGGCTTCAAGATGAAAGACGGAAAAAGAGTACCTAATTGCGTACCTCTTTCCGAGTTAAGCGAGGATAGCCGCCCTTTTCTTGATGACGAGTTAGCCCACGAACTATTAGATGCATTGGCTGACTTGGGAGAGGAAGAGCCTCTTGATGACGAGTGGGAACTCGTAGATGCAGAAGAAGTAGGAGATGAAGAACCTGAAGACTTTGATGTTGAGGGCTATTTAAATGGGCTTGTAAGCCTTTCTGCTACGCAGGATAGCAATCAGGACACCAAGTTGTATAAAGTGCGTTACAAGTACGCTAAAGGCACTTCAAAGACCCCTATCGGGCAGAGCAGAGCGTTCTGCCAAACGATGATGAGTAAAAAGATGCTCTACCGCAAGGAGGACATCGGTATGATGAGTGCAAGAGGTGTCAACAAGAAGTTCGGTCACAAAGGCAAGAACTACTCTCTATTTAAGTACAAGGGCGGTGTAAACTGCTACCATAGATGGGAGCGTAGAATCTACAAGAAACGATTAAAGAAAGACGGAACTGAATGGGGAGGCAACGCCCTACAGGGAACAAAGTTTGTAAATGTTAACCAAGCGGTAAGAGCAGGATTTAAGTTACCCAAGAACCCTAAAGAGGTAGCGGTAGCCCCTATTGATATGCCGAGACAAGGACACCATCCTAATTACGGAAAATAATGGCAAAGGTTTTATTCATAAAGAGAGACGATTTGGTACGCAATAGCGTACTATCTGGTAATGTAGATAGCGACAAGTTCTTGCAGTTTATTGAGATTGCACAGGAAATCCACATCCAAAACTACTTGGGTACAAAGTTGTACGACAAACTGCGTAATGACATCATTGCGGATACGCTTCCTGCTGCTTATGCCACCTTGTTGGATGACTATGTACAACCTATGTTAATCCATTGGGCTATGGTAGAGTACCTACCTCACGCTGCCTATACCATCTCTAACGGTGGTGCGTACAAGCACACGGCAGAGAACTCTATTGCGATGGAGAAGGAGGAGGTAGATTTCTTGACCAACAAGCATAGAGACATTGCAGAACACTACACTCGTAGGTTTATTGATTTTATGTCTTTCAACAATAGCACATATCCAGAGTATAACACAAACAATAACGATGACATACACCCCGACAAAGATGCAGTCTTCAACGGATGGGTCTTGTAAGAAACGATACAAGGTCAAGGAGGTTAACTTAAAGAGGTTGCAAAAACTCGTAAAAAAATTAGAAAACAATGGGTAACGGCTACGGAGCAATATATGGAAGCACTTGGTGGGGTTCACAAAACACCATCAACTTTAACGAGATTAGTTTCTACATCTACGCAGTAGACCAACTCAAGACACGAGCTTTGGCTGATGGTGCGTTGATGGAGGGCTTTGGTTGTGCTGCGGAGGAGATACGCATATACCCACAAGCGGATAGAGGCAGACAACTGATGGATGCCTATGATGTGCGAGTGGTAGCCGCAGGAGGTGATACGGAAGCAAGAACCTGTACTATTAACGAATTGAACGAGATATTATGAGTTTATATAAGGATGCATCATTAGCAATGATACCC